CTCGCCTGGGGAGTTTTCAGTGAGGATCCGGCGATGATGCAGAAGATCGAACTCTTCTTTCATCATTTTGGGGCACTGCCAATATGGTTCCAGACACTCTGGATTACAGTAGTAGCCAGCATTTTTGGAATAAAAGGAACTCAGGTCTTTAGGAATGGCGGACCTAGTAAAAAGAAATAGTTGCCTTCCCCATTTAAACAATATAGGAGTTAATTATGAGAAACGATTTTGGAAGTAGACCTTACAGTTCTAGATTTCCTTATGCTAAAAGAGCTAAGAAATCTACGGGAGGTAAGAGTCAAGGCTACAATGCTAGACTTGATGAATCTTTAGGTGCAAGAGATGGGAAAAAATCTCAATCTTTTAAAGACCGAAGAGATGAATCTAAAGGCGCTGAAAAAGCAGCTGGCAAAAGAGCTTATTCTGCTGTCTCAACAATGGATAAATCATAAGGAGAGATTATGGCAAATACTGGAAGAATGAATCTTTTAGAAGAAGAGGGTCGTATTAAATCTGAACCTCAAACTAAAAATGTCAAAGCTGAAGAAAAAAGAGTAGTTGGAGAAATAAAAAAAGGCTACAAAACAGGTGGACGTGTTGGTTTTAAACATGGAACTAAAAGACCTAAAGGTGGCTGGACTAACTAATGCCTGGAATAGAAATTAAAGGTCGAAGTAAACGAGCTAACTATCGTCATGGTAGTTCAGCGGGCTATCAAGATAGTAAAGCATTAGCTTATCCTAAATACTTTACTGCTAATAGCGATTATTATCCTAGTGGTGGAGTGCCTCTGACAAGAGCACATGCCAAAGCTGGTGGTAGTGATAAAAACTGGATTCAAAAAGCAACCAAGAATATGAGAACAGACAAACCTTGCACAGGCAAGAAGTTTGGAAGTAAAACCTGTCCCCCAGGTTCTAAAAGATATACCCTAGCTAAAACATTTAAAAAAATGGCGAGAAGCAGAGGCTAGTGGAAGATTTACAATTAGTATTAAAGTTAAGATCTCAAATAAAAAATAGTTTATCCGCATTAGCCATCACTGTAACATCCGGTGGGGTTGACAATTTTGAAACCTACAAGTATATGTTAGGACAAATAAACGCTTACGAAGCAATTTTACAGGAAATATCCAACCTGCTTGAAAACAAGGAGCAACATGAAAAACACAGCGGAAACATCGTCGACCTCAAAACGTCAACCTAAGTTCGCACTCGAACAAAAATATCAAGCAGAAAAAAATAAATTACCTGTACCAACAGGTTGGAGAATTTTAGTCTTACCTTTTAAAGGTAAGAAGAAAACCAAAGGCGGTATTTTATATTCCGATGAGCAAATCGAACGACAACAACTTGCCACAGTGTGTGGCAATGTTTTGGCGGTCGGCCCTCAGGCTTATAAGGGAGAAAAATACCCCGAAGGTCCATGGTGCAAAGTGGGAGATTGGGTAATCTTTGCCCGCTATGCAGGATCTCGATTTAAGATCGATGGAGGAGAAGTAAGATTACTCAACGATGATGAAATCATCGCAACAGTCAAAGACCCGGAGGACATTGTCCACGAGTTTTAACATAGAATAGGAGAAACTATGCCAGTAGAAGAAGTAAAAAAAGTAGAAGAAAAGGAAGAAGCTAAGACCGTTCCTCTTGATACGACTGGTCCTGATGTAGAAGTTGATTTACCTGATGATACAGTTAAAGAAGCTCCCGCAGAGACTCCAGTAACGGAACCGAAGGAAGAACCAGTAAAAGTAGAAGAAGTAAAAGAAGAACCAGTAAAAGAAGAAGCAAAGAAAGATGAGAAAATTGAAGAGTATAGTGAAGCGGTTAATAAACGAATCTCTAAACTAACTCGAAGATATAGAGAAGCTGAACGTAGAGAAAAAGCTGCACTTGATTATGCAGCCGGTGCGAAAAAAGAAGTTGAAATCACTAGAGAACAATTTCAAACCACTGAAGAAAAATACGATAAAGCTTTTTCTGAAAAAGTATCAGAACAAATCAAATCGGCTCAAGCTGATTTATCCAGCGCTATTGAATCAGGCGATGCTCAAAAACAAGTATTAGCAAATAAAAAGATTGCTGCCTTGTCGATTGAGGAAGCTAGACTTAATGCTGCTGAAAAATATCGTTCTGAAACAAAGCCAAAGGTTCCTGATGAACAGGATCATTTGCGCTATAGACAAACCCCGAAGGAGCTTCCAAAAGAAACTCCACCAGATCCACAAGCGGAAGAATGGGCAGGAAAAAATGAATGGTTCGGCAAAGATCGAGCTATGACTTTTACTGCTTTTGAAATCCATAAGGATCTAGTTGAAAAAGAAGGGTACAACGCGAAAGATGCAGAATATTATGCGGAGATTGACAAACGAATAAGAGTTGACTTTCCCCATAAATTTGCTAAAGGTGGTAGTGTAGAAACGGCAAGACCGACTCAGATCGTTGCTTCAGCGAACCAATCAGCTCAACGAAGCATAAAACCTGGCCGCAAAACTGTGAAGCTCACGCCTTCACAGGTAGCAATAGCTAAAAAATTAAACGTGCCACTCGAAGATTATGCGAAACAATTACACATGAAGGAGGTATAAGCATATGGAAAAAGAAACCAAAAAAACCCCTCGTGCTCAGCAAACTAGGTCAGAATCTGAAAGACCAAAAGTTTGGGTGAACTCATCTGCCTTAGATGCGCCCAAGTGTCCTGCGGGCTACCGACAAAGATGGATTCGTTATGAAACGATGGGACATGATGACACAAAAAACATCATGGCCAAACTTCGCCAAGGATGGGAACTCGTAAGAGCTGACCTTTATCCTCAGGAGAATTATCCACAACTCGGAGACGGGAGATACAAAGGGTACATAGGAGTAGGTGGTCTAGTGTTGGCTAGAATACCGGAGGAGATCGCAAAACAACGCGATGCGCATTTTAAGAAACTCGCAAGCGATAAAAATGAAGCAGTAGAAAACGAACCTCTAAAGGATCAACATCCGAGTATGCCTGTTACAAGTAGCAGACGTACTTCGTATAGTTTCGGTGGTGCAAAGAAGAACGATTAATTTTTTAGTCAATCTTTTAAGGTCAATCCTCGCTATCGAATTTTTTTAACCCGTTTACAGGGAAACCTGTAAACACCTAAGAATAGGGAAAAACATTATGGCAAATAGACAATCAAGTGGCTATGGGCTGACACCTACGAATACGTTGGGGAATACTCCATCGACTCAAGGTCAGTCTCAGTACACAATTGAAACCGGTGACGGTACAGCTATTTATAATGGTGAACCAGTTCTATTGATCGAAGATGTGACAGTAGGCACTGGTGGTTTTCTTAAAACTGCGGCAGCAGGGACTACAGGTGATCTTCTTGGAGTTTTAAATGGTTGTTTCTACAATGCATCAACTACTTTGAAACCCACTTGGAGTAATTACTACCCAGCTTCCACAACACCAGCAAATAGTGAAAACATCACGGCATTTGTTAATGACAACCCATTCCAGGAATATCAGATCGCTCTCGACGCAGCTCTTGCAGATTATACAATCGCAGGAAAAGCGGTTATCGCAGGCTTAGCAATAGCTACAAATACTTCCGGTACTAGTACTGGCGGTAAATCAAATATAACTGCAGACTATGCAACTATATTAGCAACGGCTAAAAACTGGAGAATCCTACGTTCGGCAGAAGATCCTGATAATAACGACTTCAGCGCAGCTTATGCGAATATTATAGTTATGCAAAACTGTAAATATTCTCAGCTTGTTGCCGGAGTATAATAGGAGCATATAAAACATGGCAATATCACGAGCACAGCTAGTTAAAGAACTAGAACCAGGTTTGAATGCACTATTCGGCCTGGAATACAAACGTTATGAAAACGAAGCAGCTCAGATATTCGATTCAGAATCATCTGACAGAGCTTTTGAAGAAGAAGTTATGTTATCTGGTTTCGGTACTGCTGATGTAAAACCTGAAGGATCCGGCGTTCAATACGACGATGCTCAGGAAACTTACACAGCTAGATACACAATGGAAACAGTAGCATTGGCTTTCGCTTTAACAGAAGAAGCTATCGAAGATAATCTCTACGATAGAATCTCTTCTCGTTATACAAAAGCACTAGCTCGTTCAATGGCAACATCAAAGCAAGTGAAAGGTGCAAACGTTCTAATTAATGCAACCGCTTCTTCCGGATATACTGGTGGAGACGGTGTAGTGTTAGTTAGTAGCGCTCACCCAACATTGAATGGTAATCAGTCTAATAGACCGACTACTTATTCTGACTTGTCTGAAACATCTCTGGAACAAGCGTTAATTGATATCGCTGGTTACCAAGATGAAAGAGGACTTAAAATTGCAGCTCAAGGAATGAAAATGATCATCCCTAAAGAGTTGGAATTTACTGCTGAAAGGATTTTAAAATCCCAAGGTAGAGTTGGAACTGCTGATAATGATATCAATGCAATTAAGTCAATGGGTATGGTCCCACAAGGTTATACTGTGAACCACTACTTAACTGATACTGATGCTTGGTTCGTTAAAACTGATGTTCCAAACGGACTAAAACACTTCGTTAGAGCACCATTAAAAACAGCTATGGAAGGCGACTTCGATACTGGTAATGTTAGATATAAAGCAAGAGAAAGATACAGCTTCGGCTGGTCTGACTGGCGTGGCATATATGGCAATACAGGTGCTTAATAACTAAGCATTAACAAAAAAAGAAAATTAAGGGGCGGCTTTCGGGTCGCCCCTTTTTATGTTAAGATCATTACAAAAGGTGAATAAGATGAAGAAGAAATTTAAGGTAAGAATCAATTATAATGGCTATTTCGGGCAAACCGAGGTCTTTTGTAAAGATACAAAAGAAGATGTCGAAAAATCAATCCTTGACAAACTAGGACAAAATAAGGTAAAACTGGAGAAAGATGGATTTACCCGTGGTAAATGGATAACCTATGAGGAGGTTAGAAATGACGGAAGACCTGTACATTACGAAGAAGTCCTTGGAGTTAGAATGGCAACACGAGCACCTGAAGTCAGGGAAGCATAATATTCGGATGATTGAGATCAATAGACAAATCCAGGATGTTATAAAGCAGATCATTGCCAACGAATTTGAAGCAGATACGCTTCAAACTAAAGTAAACGGCGCCAAGGCTGAAGTTTCGATAGCCACTTAAGCGCTATCAAAAATCACACAAACACGTAGGGATACCTTGCGCTAAATTTAATTTTGCGCTATATCTAAATTAGTATACAATTATTTAAACGAATCTAGACGAGTATACTCGACGGCCTAGAGACTAGATTCACAAACTAGGAGTATTAATCATGGCAACAACTACGTTTTCCGGCCCAATAAAAGCTGGAACGATTAAAGAAACAACTGGAACTACAGTCGGTACTGACATGAAAAATGTTGGTCAAGTATTGATGGTTCAGTCTGCGGCAATTACACAA